TCGACCGGGATATTAGCGGCCAATAACCCCCCCGCAAATACGCGGGTTCCATCTGCTTGAAGTTCAACGCCGGCGATTGCATGTTGCGGCGCAAAAGCGAACAGCGTTGCAATGATCGCAAGGATAGATACAAACTTTTTCATTTCGGATTCTCCTTTTGTTTGTTGCACCGCAAAAAGTCTTTGTCCTTCATAAGTTTGATTCTGCGTTGCGTTTTTTGATGATGCAAGTCTTTTTTTTTCTTAAACCGAAACTTTTGCGATCTGTTGAGAGACGTCGGCCAATTCTTTCCTTATCTCGTTGAGACGTGGGGCGGTCGTCTCGTTCTTCTTCAAAAACTCATCTTCTTCTTGACGTAGCTTGTGCGCCCTCAATTTTAAGTCATCTAACGTGGACCCGCCTTTACCGGTGTCTTTAGGCAATTCGTCCTCGCTGATGTATTTATCTTTAACAGCCGCGAGAATTTGCGTCATAGCCACCAATTGTTCATTGGTCGCTTTGTTAAGCAAACCCAAATGCGGCGATTCTTGACCAAGTAAATGAACCATAACCGCCCTCGCTGTTGCGATCTTCTGGTCCTTCGAGTCGCCAAATGTCTGCTTCATAAGATCGTCAAAATCTTTATCCATCTTTTCTTGAGCCGTCTTTGCCATTTGTTGCTGTCCCTTGAAATTCTCAAGCATGAGAGAATCCCATTTAGACTGCAAAATTGCCGCTTGCTTCTTTGTGATCCCGGCTTCGTGAAACATCGCCTTTACCCTCGACTGAAACTCAGGCGACGATTTAAGTTCCTCCGGGGTGTCTTTGCCTTGCACAAATTCGTACTCATCCGGTTTTCCTGGTCTTGTGACTTCAAAATACTTGTCCCATTCTTCTTGTGGCGCATCAGCGGCCGGCACCTTATAACCTTCTGCGCTTTTTGATTGAAGGCCATCGAACGTTTTAAATAGCGGTTCAATGCCATCAATGGTTTTGAGATATTCTTTGTCTGCGTATTCCTTTGGGACCACTGATTTAAAATCGATCGTGTTAAGGGGGACCTGTATCGGCTTGCCTGCCTCGTACTGAAATCCTTCCGGGGGATTAATCGTTACTGTCTGTGGTTGGGGATCAGCCATGACTTAAATCTCCTTTGATTGGTTTTCAATTCTTCTTAAATGCTCCGGGCGAAGATACGCCCGAATTTTCAAATACACATTTTCCATTGCCGCGTTGACCGTTGTTGTCATCGGATCAATGGTCCTTGTTTCCATGTTGCCGGCGATTTTAGTCCGACCGAAATTTGAAATCTCTTTGATATGACGCAAAACAGCGCGACCCGATGCCGTACTCGCGACCGCGCTGTAATCCTGTTTTAAACGCTCTCTTAATAGCTTGGCTTTGGCTTGCGCTTCTTGTTGCTTCGCATCGATTTTTCTCGTTAGTTTCTGCGATCTACGCTGAACGTTTTTGTCCATTATTAACTAATCCATAACTCCCGGCTTTTGCGACGCGCTCAACTGCTTGGGAACCTTGAACCGCCTCTTTTAATTTTTGCGCTTGTTGGATTGCTTCTTCTCTGCCTTCCCTCTTTGACTCAACATTATCACTTGAGTCTAAAATATCAAGCGGGACGCCGTATATCTCAGATAAGGTTTTTATGGCTCTGTCCATCTCTAGGTTATCGACTGCCTCTGGGAAAATCTGTGACGCTGTAATGACGTAATCGGTAATCTGAATGATTCCTTGCGCTTGCTCTGATTGGAGAATACGCGCCGCAGGGCTGATATATTGCACCTTAAATGGCGGTCTTGGGCTGACTCGTTTCTTATCCTTAATCATCAGATTAGCAACTGAGGAAGGAATAACAAGAATGTCCTCTGAGCCGTCTTGAAGCAATTTATTATGTTCCGGGGACCCTTCGGCAACGCCCAACAAACCAAGATCAAAGAGAATATTAAAGCTCCGCTCGATTAAAGGATCAAAGAGTTCGGCCACCTGCCTTGCGAAAATTGAACCGAGCAAAAAGCCGCGGATTCTGTTTCGGATATTAACTTCTCCCAATGTCATCACGTTTTCATTGTTGAAATCAAGTAAACGATCCAGCATGAAATGGCCCGCGATTGAGTTTTCAAGTCGTTCGATCAACCCAGCGGCCGGCCTTAAATCGCCTACGGTGAACACCGGAACAATCGGGTCTTTGACATTCGCCGGGCGGCCGGCAATATTAAACACATTCAAAGCGCCGGCAGACGTATCGATCTCATTTGATCCAAGCACACCATCATCGTAAACGGCCAATGGCGGGTCCACATTTTTTTCGCTCCCAAGCGTAATGATCTCGATCAAGGCGTTCAGTTCTTGGACATCGGGCAATGCCTCCATCGCGGGCGACCGGCCGAATACTTCATTGAGCGCTTTTCTAAACCGCGCAACTTTGACAGGCATTTCATAAAATCCTTGTTCCCGGATCATGTGTTTATGCGCGACCTCAATGTGCATGGATTGAAAATCCATCGATAGCAATCCCTCTTTGTTTTTGTCTACGTCAATCCGCGGCTGGACCACAAAGAGTATGTTTATCTTTTCATCGCCTTTGCCTTTCCGAAAAAGTTCTTGCGTTTTCGAGTGAAGTTGTTTTAGGCCGTATTGCTTGACGGCTTTAGTGATCGCCCATTCCATTTCGATATAAACGGTGTCAATGAAACCGTCCGGTCCTTCTTCGATGCACATAAACTTGACGTTCTCTGCTTTATAACTCAAGTGAGATCGAATACCGGGCATGATAGAAATGCCGCTCGTACCGAACGCGCCTTGGTCGATCATGTACTCATCAATCGCAATTTGCAGGCCCGCGCGCGGATCATCCATTGCATCAGCAAGCCGTTCACTCACTTTTTCAAAATAGGTTTTCACCTCATCGGTTTCTTTGATCTCTCGGATTGGTTTTAAAACGAAGGACCTTGCGCCGCCAGGCCACAACATACCGACCATGGCAGACGCCATCTTAAACAGCGCTCCGGGGCCTGTACCATCAAAAAGGTCATTCTCTAAGAAAGCACCTTGTTCCGGTTTGCTTGTGAAGATTGCTTTTCGGGTAAGAAAAAATTCGCCGATCGTTTGCCAGTGAGTATTCCAGACGTGTTTACTTTGTTTGAGGGATTTGTTTCTGGTGAGCGCTTCTTTGATTCTGCTGGCTTTGCCTTTTTCTATTACCTTTTCAGGAGTCGCCATAGTTCTCAGATCTCACAATGTGACGATGCTCAGTTGCCGAGCAATTGACCGCTCGCCGTTGATGCTTTGCTTAAATCACCCTGCGGGCTTGTCAGGATCAACGCCGCCCTTCCGATGCGCTTCTTTTTTTCTTTTTCTTTCTGGCTTAGTGATTCGTCAGTCACGCTAGGCGCTGTTTGGAAAATAGTAGGCGGTGGTGCGCTTTCTTTTTTCTTGCCGAAGAAGCTCATGGGTTGCCCTCTCTATTGAAATATGTTGCCGGGATTCCAACCTTCATGTTTTTTGGTTCGCTTTCGCCTAAGAGTCGAGACGCTACTTGTCGATTCGTTCTTTTTCTTCACCCCGGTTCGGTTTTTATTCTGCATTGAAGGAATTAAAAAAGCAAATGTTAATGCAATCGAGTCGCCGATGTCAGGTGACATACCGTATTTCTTCTTTATCTTGTCTTTGTCGGCCATGATGATCCGATGGTTGACCGTATTCTCTGGCTTTGGCATGCACGTCAAATCCGCATGGATCGCGTCGTCATCCGGTATTTGCACCTCTCCATCCTCGCACGTAATCCAAAGCATCATCCGATACCAAATCTCTGCTCGCTTGTTTGCAAACTTAATATGGTCATCGGCGGTCATATGGAACGTAATCCCTTTTACAATTCTCTTGAATTTATTCGACATGCCATGCAATCCTTCCATGATCGCCTGTCCATATCCTTCCGTGATATCGATCATGCAAAGGTCCACACCGTAATTTTCCAAATAAGCGGCCGTTTGGGCTTCGATAAAACCGCGAGTCAATTTATCAAAGTGACCGATGATCTTGACGCCTTCTCTGATTTGTCCTTTCTGCGGATCGTAAACAATTGTCTTTAAAAGTTTGCGCCCTTTCCGGAATGAGAAGGTTAAGCGATCCCTGATGCGACTGCAATCAATCCCTAATATGAGCGGCGCATTTTCATATTCATAACGTTCTAATCTTTTATTCCGGGCGAACACAACCGCTTCATTCGGGATGAAGGAATCACCAGAAGTTTGAAACGCCTCGATCGGATTGAACGGATATTCCTTTTTAAATTCATGGACGGTGCCGAGTTCTTTGATCTTTGTTCTGCGCCAGTTAATTTGATCGTTCGTGATTCCGTAACTTTTTTTTAGCCCAATTTCTTCATCCGTCAAAACGAACATTGAATCAACCGGTTTGCTGTATTCTTCCATCCAATACCACGGAATAAAAATCGGAAGATAATCATTCTCGCCTCGCATCGCTTCGATGTAGAGCGGATAAAAGATAGGGTCCATGCCGTTAGCAGTTGATTCTAAAATCAATTCCGTCCCTGGAATATCCGCGACCGCTTGCATGACACCAGAGCGAATCTTTTGGGGGCGTGGCCAAAAAGCAACCTCCGAACCATGAAAGCATTGGAGCGTTCCACCCCTTCCAATCTCATCACTGCCGGCCGTTCCGAAATCCCACTCGCTTCCACTCCCGGCAAGTTTGATCTTCCGCATGTTTTGAATCGGAAGAAACGCTTTGAGCTTGTTTGGAAGATTGTCATAGAAACGTTCGACAATGTAATACAGTTTGTCGGTCGTGTCCGCTAAATGTGTCAGGGTTCCGATCGACGTACCGAATTTGAAATTTGCGTGGTGGAAGTAACGGCCTTCAACGTAGGTTGTGACACCTTCTTGCCGACCTTTTAAGACAAGCGCCCTCACCTTGCCTGTGAGTTTTCTCTGCTTTTCAATCTCATCGTGAATGTACTGTTGCGGCTTGTTGAATGAGAAGGGAATTAATTGGCCGGCTTTTGTCTTGATCTTGAGAAAGTTCTGCGCGTAAAACTGATAATTCGTCTTAACAAGTTCAGCTTTTTTATAAGCTTCAGCTGATAATCCGAATGCTTGGGTCATTTAAACGGATTCCCAAAAATCCTTCCAAGATTCTCCTGCTCCGAGGTCTTTTGTAGGTTGGATCGCTCGACCAAAACCTCGATCAAGCAATATGTCTGCCGCTCTGATCCGATCCGCGTGCTTTGCATCTTCGCTCTCAGCGATGTTTTTTAAAATCTCGATAAGGTTTGGCGCCAACTTTTGGCAAGCGGCTTTGATGTTGTAATCTATGGGCGGCCGGCCTTTTGGGTTTCCGCTCTCACCTTTTTTAAATGGCCGACCTTTTCCGCGCCTTCTTTTCATTGGCTGTTCTTTGACTGTTTAAAATCGCTTTAGTTCAGGCGTCCAATTTTTCCCAATCGTCGCTCCGTCCTTCTTCTGCATCTTCTCCGCTGTTTGATTCTTCTTCTTGCAATTCTCTTTCTTGCTCTGCGATCGGCTTGACCGACGTTTGTAAAGCAAGTTTCGCCTTCTCAGCCAAGTCCGCGTCAACAGGCGTTCGCTTAATCATTTCAACGCTGTCGAGCCAGTAATCAACGACCCATTTCTTCTTATGCTGGTCATAGCGCTTCACCGGTAATTTCAAATCACGAAACAAAACAAACATTCGCAATTCTTCTGAGTCCATTTTGTAAACATCGCGCTTGAGCAATTCCGGTATTCCATAGGCCGTGGCTTTCTCCGCGCGGCCTTTTAGTTCACATTTCCTCACATCAGCATAATTCGATTGGGTTCGTGACAATCGATTATGAATCAAGCAACGGCGTACAACCTGTAAAGGCCGGTCGTTAAATTTAAGCGGGATCATAAAGGTTTCTTCGTAATGTTTGACTGCGGTGGTTCTAGCTTCCTTCGCGTACATCTGACCCTGAACGGTGACTTTTAATGCGGGTGATGGTGTTCCTTTTTTTTCTTTCGGCTGTACAGCTTCGGTATGCTTGATTGAAGGGTGACGACCCATAGACTGTTTCTCCTTTAAGGTTGGTGGTAAATTATACCGTTTCGTTCTTAAAATTGTCAATCGAGGTATTCAAGATCGCTGACGCTACCGGCAAGCGGCTGATTCGCCCCCTCAACCTTCACGTCTGCCGACTCAATAACAGCTAATACGTTCTTTTCTTCGACAAGTCGGAACTGTTGAGAGTCTATTGTTATTAACTGGCTATACTTGTTATAAATAACGCGGTCCCCCGGCTTCAAGGTTGTTACTTCTGGACCGCATTTCGACACAACTCCAATCTGGTCACGCCACTTTCTCGCTTCTGGCAGGACGATCCCGCCTGCGCTTTCTCTTTGCTGTTCTTCGATTTCGATTAGGACTCTTTTCCTTATGACTCTCATGTTCATTGTCGGACCACCTTTTTAAGAAGCTATTAGTTTTCCTTTTTTTTCTTGCTCGTTCCGTTCCTGGCCGGTAATACTTTTTGAAAATCCGAGAATTGAGATCATCATCGTCACCATAGAACGTCGGATCGATTTCTTTCTCAACGTCATCTAAAAGGCGCTCTCGATCCATCGGCCTCGTTATTTCTTTTTATGTTTAAAATATTCCACCTGGTTTAATCTTTTTTGTGCCGCGTCTCTGGAAGGCAGGGTCTTGCTCAGCGGCTTGCCTTTTTCTGAAAAAACCTTCCAACCGCCCTTAACGCGCCGTATCGTCATGTTGCTTGCTCATTCCGAGTGCATATACCGTGAGTAAAGCGATTGGTCCAATCTGCCAGATAAACAACCAAAAGGCCATCACGATACTTGCTAGTACCACTAATAAATCGGCCGTTCTTCTGGCGGCCGATAGCTCGTTGATTTCCTTAACGAAACCCGCTAAAAACAATCCGAATCCAATAAAGCCGGTCGCCCACAAGATTTCAAAATACTCATTGTGAATAGGCCACCATGCGCTACCAATCATTCGATTGATCGTCCTGAATGACTCGAAACCAAAGCCGGTAAAGACGTGCTGACCGACTAAGATTCTGCTTTGGAATACTTTCCAAACGCTTGTCCATTCATGCAAACGGCCTGAATCATGGTGTCCTAACTGGTAATAGGCGATGGCAATTAAAATGACGATAACAAAGATTCCGTAAAACTCACGCCTGCTTCGCGCAAACAAAAACAAAAACATTGCGGCGCCGCCAAAGAACACCATCTTAGATTCAATCAGCACAATTGCCACTAGGATGATGGCTCCAAATATCCATTGTCGCATAACCAAAACGTAGGGGATTATCAACAAAAGAAACGCGCCGCAGATTCGAGAATTGCCAAGCGTTCCGAAAAGGTGCGGATTCTTGGAATTGACTGATGTAACCGTATCGCTTCTGAAATCAAAAAATTCGTCAAACCCGAAATATTGGAAAATCACATAAGCGCCGATGAGCGTTCCGATCGCCATCAAATGCCATTGGACCATATTCGTTTCACTGTCTGAAAACTTGTGATTAGAAATCGACAAATACCCTAAGTAGTAACACAAAATCAAGAGTACGGTCCGAAGCGAATTGTAGATTTCGTAATTACCATGCTTCACGTTTGGTTGCATGAAATAAACGCCCATTGAAAAAACAACAAAGAGTCCCCAAAAAAAATTATCTCTTTCAATCTTGGTGCCTTCCTTCACGCTAGAGACAAAACACAAAAGCGAAATGATTGCGCCAATGAACATTTTCGTTCCCCATGAAGTAAAAGGCGGGATGATGAGAAGGGTTGTGGCCCAAAATCCTAAGATCAGAAGCGTTGGGATCGTCAATTTAATTTGATTCGATAATGTCATCCCTCACCCTCCTTTTAGGGTTTGTGGGGTTGGTCACATGCTATTACTTCAATGTACTTTCCAAGTAATTTTTTTTGAATCTCTGCTCGAAACTCAAACATTATTTTCCAAGCTTTGATCGACCACCACTTCTTAGGAACCCAGAAAAATGTTAATATTCCAATATCATCTGTATTCCAATCATCAGGTCGATTTAATTGTGAATAGTAAATTTTTTCGTTCATCCCCTCACCTCACATCGTAAATTGTTGGTCATTCCACTCTAGCCATCTTTCAAAAGCACGTTTAGCAAATACTTCTTGTTGGTCAGCCCATTCCTGAGGGTTAAACTCACGCTTTATCGGCATCTGGTTTATCCTCACCTTTGCGGATTTCAACTGCTATTTCTTCTCCATCATAATTCCTTATCAAACCTGGGGGTTTATAGGTTTCAGCCACCTTCGCACACCGTTCTCTCTCATCGGCTATGGCTTGGGAAACACACTCACCGCACGGATGGAGGATTTTTAAAATGCCACCATGAACATCTAAGCACTTAAAATAAATCTCCTTGGCTTTCTCCCGATCAGCTTTGGTTGGTTTCATGGCTTAATCATGGCGTCTTTGGCTAACGTCTTTGCTTCCCACGATTGTGTATCGTGCGAAATCGTTTCCAACGCCTCATTCATCTTCTCGATTTGGTAAATGAGGGATGGGAGGAGTCTCTCAAGTTCTGCACCTAAATTGGCATGATCTTCCATATCTGGATAGTCTTTCGCTTCCAACTCCTTCAATCTATCTAATTCTTTTTTAGTCACGATTTCTCCTTCCTGAAATCCTCATCTGTCGGCATCTGGTTTGTCCTTCTCTGAGTCAGTTGGCATTTCTTTCTCCGCTGAATCGATGGGGGTCATTAAATATATCCTTGTGAATTGATTCTCTCAGGGCTGACAAAAATATATCTCTGATTTCCTCGCTCGTGAAAACACGGCGGGACTCGCACAACTTTTTTGTTTAAGTATGGAGGATTTTCCCACAATCCAATCCGAACCTTTTTAACCAGTTTCTTTTTCGAGTCGAATGACCAACAGCGAGAAACGCCTAAAGGATTGTGACCGTTATAAAAATTATCAGCGCATCCGTTACAGTGTTTTAACTCCATCTCTAATCCCTCCTTGAAAGTATGAGGCCTAAAACAATCATTGTCGCAGGGTAAGTTCCAATATAGATCAGCCAGTTCATTTTCAATTGCCATCACAAATCGCACCCAATTCGTAAGCAGGACGCCTCTTTTGTCTTGTGAGCAAACGCTTCACACTCCGCAACGTCATACCCGCTTTGCTCTATCTTCGCTTGGCAGGTCCGCCGATCCGCAGAGCGCATGATCGCGCCCCATGCGATTAAGAAAATCCAAACACACAAACCAATCTGAATAAGAAAATAAAGAAAATTATCCATTACCTTTTTTCTCCATTGTTTACTGCCGAATCTAGGGTGCATCTTTGAAATACCCGCGCTCCACTAAGGACAACCGTTCGTCCATGCCTGAGACTGTAAACTTTAATTCGTCGACCTCCCTCTGATAGTACCCGCTTTCGAGGACCAACCTTGTAAATGAAAACAGCATAAAGCAAAAGAGTATCCCCACAAAAATTCTGACGAACAGTATGTCGTATTTCGGCTTGCCAAAAAAGTAAAATTCGCTCGGCCACTCAGTTGTTATGCTTTTAGGTTTTCGTCGACTTCCCTTTTTCATTTTTCGGCCTCCGTTTCGATATGTTTTTTTTCCTCGCGCAGAACCGGCAGATCAGGTACCGGATACCGCTCGTGTACTTGACGCGAATCCAGTTGTGTTTGTGATCAGGTTTCATTTTTGAGTGTCCCCGGCAACACCGCACACCCCGCAAAGATGTTCAAACTCATGCTGAAAAATGACGGCATCTGTTCGCTTCAGCGTTTCCGTCACGATTTTATTTTGATCGTTCAAATACTCGACATCGATGATTTCAAATCGCGGGATCACCCTTTGTTTCCCCGGAACGCTCATGCAACCTTCTTTCGAGTCGATGATTCCTTTACCATGTCGGACGATCTTCGGGTTAATCACAATCTTTAAGCGGTCCATCCTTTGCTTTGGAATCATCACAAAAACGGCCTTATTTGAGCCGATCTGGTTTGCGGCTATACCCACACTCCTAAATCCTTTGAGTCGCCAGGAGAGGCAAATCTCAATCATTTTAGGCCATATAATGAGCGCTTCCTCAAACTTGGCCGTCTCGCAGACGGTCTTGAGGCCATCATCGGGCCAGATAAGAATTTCGCCGGCACTCTTACTTGATGACGATGTACTCAATTTTTGGGTAACATGCTTCAAAAAGTTTTTTAATAACATGCCAGTAATGAGTCTCGTATCCTTTTGTTTCGTGAACGGTTTTCCGTCCATCTTTTTCGGTGACATAAAAATCGGGCTTGTGATACGCGATGTGTTTTCCACGAACTACCAAATCGAAACGCTTCTCGTATTCAAAATCTTTAATTTCTTTTCTCTTTTTCATTATCGATAATTTAAAACAGTATTGAGATTCGAGGCGTGACCGGTGGCTGTGTCCTTGATTGCATTTTTGTCTTTTATTGTTAAATTTTCCGTACCGCGAGAATTGTTGATAAAACCCCATAGGCCGTTAAAATCACGCCGCCCTTTCGGGCGGCTGACCTTTACTCCTTGTCTTTTGTGATGTTCCGTTTTTTCTCGCTGTGCGTACAGCGAATCGTAGTGCTGGCTGATTTCGTTTGCATTACGACGGACCGATCATTGTCTAGTTGAATCGCTTTTTTCCCTGACTCCTTGAATAACGGAATCATCTCAAGCATCAAAGACTTCTGCTCTGATTGAAGGCCGGCAATCTGGTCATCCAGATCGGCAAACTTAATCGCTAGCCGTCCGAGCACGCTCCTGTTCGGCAATCCGTCAAGTTCACCTTGCTTTGGTTTTCTCATTAGAGTTCCTTTCTTTTTGGTTTTAGTTTTTTCTTCCTTTTCGGAATCGCCCACTTTCAGGACAATCTATAAAGTGATTCTTGCCGTCTAGTGTGTAGGGCGCCACGCGGTTCGTTTTAAAATGTCTCACTAGAAAGATAACTTTGCCGCACCCCGCGCATTGCTTTTGATGCCCCACTTGCAACAGTAAATTCATAATCTCATCACTCATTTTATTCCTAACTTTTTTTTAAGTTGTTTCCATTCCGGACCCGGCGGGTCGCACCTTCGGTCCTCAATTTTTTTTCGTTTTTCTATCCTGTATTTTTCATTCTCTAATGCTTGCTTCCGAATCATACCGATTAGGTTCGTGCCTGGAAAAATATCAGTGGTGTTTTTAATCACTTCTTCAATTGCCTTTATGAAATCATCATCATGTAGGTCGCTTAGAATGTTTTCGTACATTCCCATGTTGAACACTTGGCCGGGAAACACCGCTGTCAATAAACACATGCCGCGCTTAAAGCATTGATTCGTCACGCGCTGTTGCTCCTAGTTGCTCAAGGTTGAAGCGTTGTTGTTTTGTGAGTCCGTCGTAGTTTCCGTTCCCACTATTTCGACGATTTTCATCTGATCTCAAAATCCACCCGGCGGCGGCGGATCGCCATTTCTTCATTTGCGTTGTCCGCTTGCCTTGCTTGTTGAACAACCACCAACTTCGTGACTCATAGTAGTGAAAAAATTTCTCCGCTTCCTTTTCGCTAAATTTGTTTTCTTTAAAAAACACGCGCACTTCGGCGATCCCCGGCGGGGTGAATCGATGAAACTTTTTTCGAGACTGCATACTATGGTTAGGTAGGTTAGGTAGGTTAGGTAAGGAGGATTGCTTAGAAGTGCTTTTAGCATTGCTTGTGTATTGCTTACCTAGTTTTCTCCATCTTCTTTTAGCGCCTAGCTTTGCGCGTTTTCTGAATGCAATCAGGTGGCCTTCGTGTTCTTCCCAATCGTGCAAAATATATTCGCTTCCCTTCTTGTCCAAAAACCCAACTTTGAGCATCGATTCGACAAATTGACCGGAAGCACCTGTCCAAGCAATGCTTGATTCGATCTCTGCTTCTGAGTAGTTTCGGAGTTCGCCATCAACGTGAAATTTGGCGCAGTGCGCCCATAGTTTTATGGGCAACACGTCCGCGCCCTTTCCTAAAAGGCCAATCAATCGCAGTGTTTTCGGATGCTGAAAATAGTTAGGGTCCAGATTCAGGTATGACATTGAAACCAATTACAATAATTTATGTTGTTGATTCGGCTTTAAGAGCTTGTAGATATTATTTCTCTTTTGATTCTCAATTGGGATTGCCTCTGTCAGCGTGATTCCTTTGAGCTTGAGCCGTTCGCGCAATTGCTTCAACGCCCGCTGATATTGAGAAATCTTGAGGTCCATCAATTCATGCGTGGTGATGGCGCCGCCTCTTGCTTCAATTGCCCAAAGCAGTCGATCAAGTTCGGTCATACGATTAGTCCCCCCGGCGAGAAACGCATTTCAATAATTCCTCAAGCGGTGATAGGCGAATTTCTTCCCATTTTTTTTTCGTTGCATTGTAAAACTGCATCCCGATTTGTCCTTTCGGAATATCATAATGCGGCTTCATGTAGCAAAGTTTTTTTGATTTTGTCTCAAAGAAGGTGTGCCATTTCGATGCTATGGCTAAAAATACTTCAAGATGTTCCTCTGCATCACAAGGATTAACCCAAATTTTAACTATTTTCGGAAAGCGTTTTAGAAGTTTAAAGTTTGTCATTTGCATTTCTGATTGAGAAGTACGAGCAATATTCACAATCACCAGAAGGATCAGGCCGTTCATTTGAAGCAACGCAGTCGCTTGCTTCCTCTATAAGTTTCTTCGCTCGATCGATATCAGTATCGACCTTGATGACCTGAACATTAAAACAAAAATCCGTGGACCTGTCTAGTGATTTCGGTGTGAAAAACACTAGCACCCCAAAACCAATAGTCGGGAACTCGTTCGCCTCAAGCATAAGTGAATAACAATCAAGTTGCGTTTGATAATACTTTGTGGCGTCTTTTTGGTTGGACGGCGACCCTTTTGTTTTCCAATCCAAAGGGGCATATAGATCATTGATCATCAGAAGGTCATCTAACGCCCCGGACAGTTCCCCTTCCGGTCCAACGTATTCAAGTCCAGTGCGCCAGTTACGCATGCGGTTAAGCGCTGTCTGATTGGTATAAAGACGCGCATCAGCTAATCCGTTTGCGAGCGTGATTTCTTCAAATATTTCCCCTTCCGTTCGCATCTTATCCGCTGATTGTTTGATTATTTTATCCATGCCGCTTGGCAGACTTGGGAAGATACCGCGGGGCCGCTTGACCTTCACATTCTTTTCCAACCAAAAACAACGGTGACAATTCTTAAAGGTTCCTAATGCGCTAGGGGATAATCTCATTCTGTCCTCGCTTTCATGTCGGTTACTTTTTTAAATGTGACGCCCGGAAATTCCCGCGTCTTTTGCCAACTGTCTGCCAAATTATTTAACACACTTTGATTCAACCGAACTGCTTCAACCGGGAAAACGCCTTTAACAACGAGGGCGCACACGCATTTAATGTCTGTCTTTTCGGTGACACAAACCCAACGCTCAGTAAACGAGACGCCTGGCATGCGATCCGGTTCCGGTCTGACCGGTTTCGGCAAAGCCGCTTTCGATCGTTTTTGTTTTTCAAGAATCTTTTTCTCTCTTTCCTCTCGCCTCTCTTTCTGCCGTGCTTCAAACCTGGAAACTTTGTGCTTGATTATTTTTTCTGCTCTGTCAAATGGGTCAATGAAAAAATTGTAGAGACTCCTAGCGGATTCCCAAGCGGTCCGAGCGTGACTGACCGGCTGGATAAATTTCTCATGGAGCGCGTTCCTCGCCGTCTTGATATCAATCACAAACTTTTGAGCATGGACGCTCTCAACTTGGTTCGTGACTTGCACTGCCATCGCTTTTTTGACAAGCGGGGTCACTTCTTTTTTGTAAATTTGAAGCTGTGTTTTATTCAAATCTTTCTCGTCCATCATCGCCCCTTAGTTAATTGCTGTATATGCGCCTTAACTTGCGCTCAGTTAAAGTTTTGAATCGCCTTCTTTTCTGCCAATGAAGTACCGCGCAATAAAGAAAAACGTTCTCATCCATTGGGTCTTTGAAAGGAATCAGATCATACGTCCCGCTTGGTTTCAGAAGCAAACCGTACCGATCGTGAACATCGATCCCAAGCGCTTCTTTGACTAACAACTTGTAGGCCGCCGTTTGCGGTCCGGTTGATTCGTACATCTTCCAGGTGCATTTGTAGTCGATAATGACGTATCGATTGCCCTTCTTCGTTGAGTGAATCCCTTGCTCATCCGGGGCGCCGTGGAATTTCCACTTTTTTGAAAAGTATCTTGTCTCTTTTCTGACCGGGGTAAAGTTCTCAATCGTCCTGAATTTTCGATAACCCTCAGTGTAGGGGACACATTCAGGGAAGTGTTTTTTGAAATGGTCCTCGTCGAGATTGCCATTATCAATCATTGTGGTGGCAATGCCAACCCTGACGCCGATCTTTCGCTTATGCTCTAACCGGTCGTGAGGCACGCCTGAATAGTCAACGATGCCAAACTCTCTCAAGAGTTGAGTCACCGAAGGCCAAATCACGCCGTTGACACGCCCGATGTGAGTCTTTGGGTCAAACTCTGTATTGAGTTCAGCTTGTCTTTTTCTTCGCTTGCTCATCAATCATGTTTCCTAATTTTTTGAGTGCTGTTTGATATCCGAGAACGTTCATTTTGTCAGGGTCTTTGATTCCTTGCGTCGCTAAAAAATCAAGGTAATCGCCGTCTTTTTCGATGCCGGCAATCACGGCCAATTTCCTCATTTGATCTTTTTGCTTCTGATTCGCCGGCTGGCCTCCCTCTGCCACGACCTCCTCCTTCTTAGCTTCCTTCTTCTTGGGCGATTTTGCCTTTGGCATTTCAATGTCAGACGTGATCTCTGCCGGGACATAATCGGTCCATCGTGCCGCGCCTTCTTTGATCGCCGTATAAATATTTCTAAGATCAACTAGCTCCCCCGGCACAATCTGACTGATCGGGTGCTTCAGATATTTTTCAATGTGGGATGGCTTGATCCCCAAAAGATTGAACGCATCAAATATCTTGCGCTTCTCAGCTTCCGGGTCTTTGTTGATTTTTGTCTTGATTGAGTCATAAGCGTTCTGCATGGCTTCTTCGATGATGTACTCTGGAATCAAACGCAGGCCGTTATTCCGAATGACCTTGGAAGCGTGGGCTGATTCTTTGTTTTGCAGTTCATCTTCGGTTGCCTCTACGATATAAACGGTTTGTCCTTTTGTGTTTTGCCTTTCATTGACGACCACGCGGCCCGCTCTCGATTTTCGTTCAACGTGCTTTTCGATTGTGATTTCTTTTGAAAAAGAGAGATTCGTCTCAAGATCAATCACTGTAATTTTGATGATTCTCTTAGTCTCATCATCATAAGTCGCGCTTTGCAATACCTTAACGTTTCCCCAATGCCGTAACGATTCTTCCGCAAATCGGATTGATGGGCCTTGCAGAATCTTCTCTCCGATCGGCTTTTTATAAATCGCTTTCTCAGCGAAGGAAGGATTTTTACACACATTCAGAATCTTGAGTCTGGCGTCCCCTTCGTTCCGGGGCTTCTTGAGTGCCATAATGTAACTTGCTTCTACTTCGGCTTTCGCTGACGCCGCCACTGCAATCGCGGACAGTTCTACTGATTTTTCCCCTCCCTTTGTGCCGAATCCTTCTGTTTGTTTTTGCATTGCATTTTCTTCGTTCATGGTTTGATTCTCCTTCCGGTTTTAACATCGTAAATTCTGACACGCTTACGCATCCGATCACTGACAAACGGCTGTGCCCTCCAGCCGAAAATCCACCGCATTGCATTCATACGCCGATTTATATTTTCCTCTTGATAGCCACGCGCGGCTTTCGCCACTTTTTGTCTATGCGTCATCCCTTTATTCTCATTTTGGTACTTCGTTTTTCTCACTCTCTTTAAGGCCGATCGTCCCTTGATAAAAACCAAACTGATTGCGGGATTTATTTTTATGTAATGATCTGACCGAGGCAATGCTGTTTGCGCGAGAGGTGCTGGCATTTTTGTTTGATTCTTATGTGTTTTTATAAATCGTTTTCTGCTTTTTACCGAGGCGTTCCCCTTCTATGGATTAATATTCTACGTCCAATTCACGATTACAATCATTGCAACGAGTAGAGCGGTTCCCCGGCTTTCTTCTCACAATTATTTTATTGCAAATCCAACATCTGATTTCATGCGGTTTCATCATCCGACTGATTGTCTCTTCCGGTACGACCAGATTGAATTTCACTGATTCCATGATGATCCCCCTGACAGGTTCCGTCTTGAATCGGTCGATTGCATTGCCACTGGTCCGGTGCCACATGCAGAATGCTAGGCAATATCCGGTCCGGTCTTTGATTTGTTGGAACATTCTTCGGTTTCATTGTGACGCCTTGATAGTTCATCTAGGATGGTTAAAGTCTCGCTTGCTTTACGACGCGCTTCCCCGGCGAATGCCAGTGATTGCGCGGCTCTAATTCTCAATTCGTAAAGCTCTTGTTCGGTGATGTTCACGCTTGCTTCTTCCCGAAAAAAGTATGATCGCCGATTTTGATTGCGGACATGGTTTCGTCCGCCCAATAAGGCAACCCGAACACTTCCACGTTTTCCCAATGGTCACGACCATCAAGCAGATTTGTTTCTTTTGATTCTTCCCATGCCCGCGCCGCTCTTTGGAATGTTGCGCCGGTTTCTTTTGATGTGTCGCGGTTGAATCCATAAACACCTTGAAGGGTTCCCCGGTTTCTGATGGCTTCTGCAAGAGCAACCTGCCCGATGTAGGGTTGATCCGCCGCTTCTCCGACAATCGCTTGGATGGCATCGGAGCGATTGATTTCAGCGTGCGCGGTTTGTGATAGCAAGATCAGGAGTATTAGGGTTTTCATTTTGTTTTGTAAAATTCAGTTGGATCAACTCTAACGACACTATGATCATCACCAAATTTAATAATCGAAGTTCCATATACCATATGATCAACAGAACATTGATCAAGATGATTCATTCTGATCGCTTTTCCATTTTTCATTTCAAAAGCACCCTCTGTTGAAAGGACAATCATGCGATCGTTATAAATAATCGTATTTAAAATTATGCCCGGCACATCGACACGTCTCATTTTAATTTCCACGAACGGATTACATCGTTCTTTCTTTTGTCGCTCATAACTTTGTTCGCTTCGCGTAGCGCCCATGCGATCATTTTGCATTTTCTATTCTCACAATATTTACGCTTTTTAAGAACGAACTTTTTTATTTCAAATTCTTTGCCGCAGATGTCACAATGACCAATCATCAATTTCCCTTCTAGCTTTGATTTATCTATATAGTTAACCTTCGTATGATCCGTTGCAATGATGACAACATCATACTTACTTAATCCGCTGTTTAACCTGACGGATTTAAGCTTTACGGAACCTATATCC